GTTAGTAATTATCCTTTTAAGGGGAATAATTTGGCTAGAAGAGGTAGAAGAACCATTGATGAAACGAATGAGATAAGAGAAGCCCAAGGGCTGCCTTTGATTAAACGTAAGACTCCTAAGATTAAAAAGAGAAAGAGTGAAGCTATTCTTCCTGTAAGTAAGAAAGCTCGTCATCAAGAAGTATTAGCTGGTATGTTAAACAGTAAAGGTAAACGAGTAGTAGATAAGATCCTGGATAAGGCTCTTACAGATGGTGATGATGACCAGATGGCTTGTTTAAAGATTGTTATGGACAGAATACTTCCTTCTGATTATATACAGAAGATGAAAACAAGTGGTAATCAGATACAGATACATATTAGTGGTGTAGATACAACTAAGATTAATGAAGAGAACATAATCGAAATGGAGACGATAGATGGCGAAGAATAACTGGTCGAGTGATGCTTTTAAGAAAGCACAGAACTTACTTAGTCCTGGATATAATCAGGCAGACACCTTTGAAGCAGTAACTACACTATCTAAAGATGATGCTAATGCTCTGGCTAGGTCTATGAAACTAGACATGGGTGTTACAGGCTATGGTAATACTCCTTTTGATGATAATCAAGCAAGCATGAACGCATACTTTCCTAGTATGAATCAACCTGAACCACTACCAGAAGCAGAAACTATTCCTCTAGACCTATATAATGAACCTGTTATGTCTAAAGAAGACAGAATGAAGTATATAGAAGATAAAGCAGAGAAGGGAGTTAACTGGATTGAAGATAAATATAATGAAATATTTAATAATGGTTCTAGCAGTGATGCTATGGATGATGGTAAAGTAATGGCAGACATGCCTAAAAATGTAAATATATACAACAATCCAGGTAATATTGAGGTAGGACAAGCCTTTGATGGTGAGTCTGGAACTTATGCTAATGGTAGATTTGCTAAGTTTGATACTCCTCAAGCAGGATTAAGGGCTATGAAAATGGATCTTACTACAAAAATTAAACGACATAAGGGTAATCTACAAGCAATGATAGAAGAATATGCTCCTTCGTCTGATAACAATGATACTAAAAAATATCTAGAGGTTGTACAAAAGTATGCAGGTAAAAAGAAAGTATACTCTCCTTCAGATCTAGATAATATTATAAAAGGCTTTATTGCTATGGAAAATAAAGCAGGAGCAAGAGATTACTATTTTGATATACTAGAGTCACAATAGATGGCTGAAGATAGAAACTATATAGATAAATTAGGAGGGCTTTTTGAAGGATTAAAGGCTGGACTAAATGATTTTAGATTAGATAATCCTTTTGCTGCTTATAATAAAGGTCGTGATGAAACCTCTCAGAAAGCTTGGGATGCTTATAATGTTTATAAAGCAGCAGCAGAGGTAGCATTAAAAGAAGGTGATATAAATGAAGAACAGTTTAACTTTATTAAAGGTAAAGCTGGAGCACAACATGTAACTAATAGATATATAAATAGAGAAGACTTCCCACTTATGCACCATCTAGGAGCTAACGCCCTTAATGTTCTATATCAAGGAAATCAATCTTTGTTTGGAGGGCAGCCTTGGTGGGATGCTATTACTGATTATATGCAGCAAGATGAAGGAGTAGAGTCAGAAGAACCTTTAGGAAAACCCTGGCAAGAGCTGGATTACTGGATAAAACAAAATAGTATAAAATGACAAATTTAAACGTGAAACTTCACGAGAAACAACGTGAGGTTTTTGATGATGATACACGATTTAAGATAGTAGCAGCAGGACGTAGGTTTGGTAAATCCAGACTAGCAGCTTGGCTCCTCCTTATTGAGGGACTACAATCTAAATCTAAGGATGTCTTTTACGTAGCACCTACATACCAGCAAGCTAGGGATATTATGTGGGGTGTACTAAAAGAGTTAGGGCATGAGGTTATAGCTTCTGCACATGAGAACACGTCAGTGTTAACTCTGGTTAATGGAAGAAAGATATACCTTAAAGGAGCAGATAGACCTGATACACTTCGTGGTGTAGGACTTGCTTACGTGGTTATCGATGAGTATGCTGATATTAAACCTAACGTGTGGGAACAGATCTTACGACCAGCATTAGCTGATGTACAGGGAGAGGCTCTCTTCATAGGGACACCTAAGGGACGGAACCACTTTTACGAGCTATTTAAGTATGCAGACATGGGTAAAGACAAGGATTGGAAGTCATTCCACTACTCGTCTTATGATAATCCATTAATACCTGCTAGTGAAATTGAAGCGGCTAAGAACTCTATGAGTTCATTCGCTTTCAGACAAGAATTTTTGGCTTCATTTGAGGCAGCTTCCAGAGATGTATTCAAGGAAGATTGGATACATATAGAGAATGAGGAGCCTGACAATGGTAATTACTTCATTGCAGTGGACTTGGCTGGTTTCATTAAAGTGGACAAAGAGTCAGGTAATAAGAATAGCAAGCTGGATGAAACAGCTATCGCTGTGGTTAAAGTCCATAGTGATGGCTGGTGGGTTGCTGAGATCAAACATGGTAGATGGGATATTAAAGAAACTTGTGAACAGATATTTAAAGTAGTACAGGAGTATGAACCTACGAGAGTGGGTATAGAGAAAGGTAGTTTAAAGAATGCAGCTCTTCCATACTTAATGGACTTGATGCAAAAGAATAACACTTACTTTAGAATAGAAGATTGTACTCATGGAAACCAAAAGAAAACAGAACGGATTGTGTGGGCATTACAAGGCAGGTTTGAACATGGAAAAGTTACACTTAATCATGGTGACTGGAATAATGCTTTTATTGATCAATTGGTTAACTTTCCAAACAGTCAATTACATGACGATTTAGTGGATGCACTAGCATATGTGGATCAGATACAGATAACAGATACAGTCTTTGATGATGTAGAAGAGGATTACGAAGTACTAGATGTAGTCAGTGGATATTAAATAAGGAAAAAAACATGGCAGAATACGCAGCACCATCGAAACTAGTTACTTGGATACAAGGTCATCTTACTGATTGGAGAGACAATCGTGATGATAACTATCTTGAATCTTGGAAAGAATATGAAAGACTCTGGCGTGGTGTATGGCATGCAGAGGATAGGATGCGTGAGTCAGAAAGAAGCCGTATTGTTTCTCCTGCTTTGCAAGAAGCTATTGAGAATCATGCTTCTGAGATAGAAGAAGGAGTCTTTGGCTCTGGAGATAGTTTATTTAGTATTGAGGATGACATAGCAGATAAAGAAGCTGCGGATGTACAGTACTTACAGAACTATATGAAGGAGTGCTTTAAGAAGAATGGTCTTCGTAAGTCTGTAGGTGATATTATACTATTAGCTTCTATCTATGGTACAGGTATTGGTGAGGTAGTACTAAGAAAAACAAAAGAATTAATGCCAGCTACTAAGGTTATGGAAGAATTAGACTCTATTGCTATTGGTACTCGATCTAAAGATAAAGTAACTATTACATTAAATCCTGTTAGTCCTCAGAACTTTCTTATTGATCCTAATGCGGTAAGTATAACAGATGCTATGGGTTGTGCTATTGAGGAGTTTGTATCTTCTCATAAAGTAGCAGAGAACATGGAATCAGGTGTATACTTAAAAGCAGACTTAGGTGGTAATGCTCCTCCTGAACTTGATCTAGATGAATCATGGATAGATGAAGAGTATGACCATGATAAGGTTAAGGTAGTTAGGTACTATGGTTTAGTACCAGAGAAGTTAATTGATGATCCTGAGAGCATGGTAGTAGAAGATGTGGTTGAAGGTGGTACTGAATTACTTGAAACCTATGGTAATCTAGTAGAAGCTATTGTGGTTATAGGTAATGATAATGTTCTTCTTAAGGCAGAACGCTCTCCTTACATGATGAAAGATAGACCATTAGTTGCTTATCAAGATGATACTGTACCTAATAGATTCTGGGGTAGAGGCGTAGCAGAGAAAGGTTTTAATATGCAGAAGGCTTTAGATGCTCAACTAAGAGCACATCTAGACTCCTTAGCATTAACTACAGCACCTATGATGGGTATGGATGCTACCCGTTTACCTCGTGGAGCTAAGTTTGAGATTAGACCTGGTAAGACTATTCTTACTAATGGTGCTCCTTCTGAGATCCTTATGCCATTTAAGTTTGGTGTAACAGATCAATCTAACTTACAGACTGCTCAAGCATTCCAACAAATGCTATTACAAGCAACCAATACGTTAGATACTGCAAGTGATACTAAGCAATCTACAGGAGGTGAGCTATCAGTAACACTAGCTACTATTCTTAAAAAGAATAAACGTACTTTGGTTAACTTCCAAGATAACTTCCTTATTCCTTTTATAGAGAAGGCTGCTTATAGATTTATGCAGTTTGATCCTGAACATTTCCCAGTAGCAGACTACAAGTTTGTAGCTAACTCCTCTTTAGGTATGCTAGCTAAGGAAGTAGAACAAGTACAATTTATTAACTTACTAAAAACACTTGGACCTACTTCACCTATTGTACCTTTACTACTACAGGGTATTATTAAGAACTCTAGCTTACCTAATAAGGCAGAACTAGAAGTTACTTTACTACAGTCAACTCAACAACAGCAACAACAACAGACTCAGTCAAGTCAATTAGCTATGGCACAAGCTCAAGCTCAGATAGCACTACTTAACTCTGAAGCTCAAGAGAACACAGCTCAAGCACAGAATTACATGGTAGAGGCTCAGATGAGACCTCAAGAGATACAAGCTAAACTAATGACAGCCTTAGCTACTAACTTACCAAGTGAAGCTGATGAACAAGAGATGGAGTTCAAACGTAGAGCTAGAACAGCAGAGCTAATGTTAAAAGAAACAGCCTTAGATCTTAAACGTCAAGACATGATAGACAATAAAGACATAGTTAAGATGCAGATGGCAAAGAAATAACTTGACTTTTTTAATAAAGTATGGTATAATATTGTTATGATAGAAACTGAATTACAAAAGTATTACGAAGATAGATTTTCAATGATGGTAACTGTAGGTTGGAAAGATTTTATAGAAGATGTTCAGACCTTATTCGACCAGTATAATAATATAAGTACTGTAGATGATGAAAAGAGTCTTCAGAAACGAAAGGGACAACTAGATATCCTTAATTGGATACTAACTCTTAAAGACGTTTCTAACGAAACCTATACGGAATTACAGAATGAGAACACTATTTGAATTTAAGTGTGAGCAATGTGGAGTCTTTGAAGACCTCGTTGAGTACACCCAAGAACATGATTGTCCTACTTGTGGTAAGGTAGCTTATAAAATTATAAGTACTCCTACAATACAACTTGAAGGATGGTCAGGGTCTTTTCCAGGAGCTACGGCTAAATGGGAAAGAAAACATTGGCAAGATGCACGCCAAAAATCCAAAAAGGCTACTGAGGATTAGTCTCCCCAGTTACCTTCCTAAAATGCTTATCGCACAGGAGAAATGATATGGCTGATATAATAGATGAAGTTGAAGATGAAGTAATTGAAATCCCAGCACATGATTTAGCTGTGGAAGAAGGGCAAGTAGAAACTGAACTTGATAAAGAGTTACAATCTATCCCTGAACCACCAGTTGAAAAAGAAGAGGTTGTGGATGATCTACCTGAGAAGTATCGAGGTAAATCTGCTAAAGAGATTGTTGAAATGCACCAAGCTGCTGAAAAGCTTATTGGTAAACAAGGCTCTGAGGTAGGAGAACTTAGAAGGGTAGTTGATGACTTTATTAAAACACAAACATCGAAAGAAGCACAGACTACAGAGGCAGAAGTAACACCTGAGGATTTTTATGATGATCCTGCAAAGCATGTCAAGAAAGCAGTAGAGAACCACCCTGCAATAAGGGAAGCTCAAGAGCAAGCATTACAAATGAAGAGAACATCTACATTAACAAAGCTTAACTCTGAGTATCCTAACCTAGAGCAGATAGTTCAAGATCCTGATTTTGCAGAATGGATTAAAAGTTCCAGAGTTCGCTCAGAACTATACAATAGAGCTGAGGTACACTTTGATTATGATGCAGCAACAGAACTACTAGGGAACTGGACTGATAAAAAAGAACGGGTTGCTAAGGTTGCTGAAACTACTAAGATAGATAAAGATAATCAAATGAAAGCAGCTAGTATTGGAAGTCGTGGGAGTAACGAACCTGTCTCGAAAAAGAAGTATCGTAGAAGCGATATTATAAATCTTATGCAACATGATCCTGATAAGTATGATGCGTTATCTGAAGAGATAATGTTAGCATACCAAGAAAACAGGGTTATTTAATTAAACTTTTTAGAGAGGTAATTTAACATGGCTTATCCAACCCCCCAGGTCACTAAGACCACAGCCGCTACCTTCATCCCTGAGATATGGAGTGACGAGGTAGTAGCAGCATACAAGAAACATTTAGTAGCAGCAAATTTATTTAAAAAGATGTCCTTTAAAGGTAAGAAGGGAGATACAGTAAATATTCCTTCACCAACTAGAGGAGCAGCTTCTGTTAAAGCAGCATCAACAGCAGTTACGTTGATTGCAGCTACAGAGACTAACATCCCTGTATTAATTGACAAGCATTATGAATATTCACGTTTCATTGAAGATATTGTAGAAGTACAAGCTTTATCATCACTTAGACGTTTCTATACAGATGATGCTGGTTATTCACTAGCTAAACAGATTGATACCGATATGGTTCAATTAGGTAGAGGCTTTAATGGTGGTACTGCAGGTAGTGCTGCTTATAGTGGTGGTTATGTAGGCGGTGATGGTACAACAGCTTATGATAATACTGCTACTGGAGGTGCTGGTAATGCCTCAGCACTGTCTGATGCAGCTATCCGTAGAACTATTCAACGTCTAGATGACAATGATGTTCCTACTGATGGAAGATTCTTTATGATTCCTCCTTCAGCTAGAAATACATTAATGGGTCTTGATCGTTATACAGCTATGGACTTTGTAGGTGAAGCAGGAAATGCTAACACAATTAGAAATGGACAAATTGGTAACCTTTATGGTATGCCAGTATATGTTACATCTAACTGTGATACAGCAACAGGTACAGCAGCTCCTCGTGTTGCTTTAATGGGTCATAAAGATGCTGCTGTTCTTGTTGAACAGTTAGGTATTAGATCACAAACTCAATACAAACAAGACTACTTAAGTACTCTTTACACTTCAGATACAATCTATGGTGTTAAAGAATTACGTGATAACTCTGCGTTTGCTTTGGTAGTACCTGCGTAATAAAATTTATCCCTTCTTCGGAGGGGATATCTTTATGCTTACTTATAAAGTAAGTATAAATATATAATTAAATTAGGAGATTTACATGGTAACTTTTAAATGCGTTGCTTCAGGAAACACAGTATCCTTTGAGTCTGAAATGGATATTAGAGAGATGAGAAGGCATGATGGATATGTAGAAGTAACTAAACCAGAGGTTAAAGTAGAAAAGAAAGAAACACTAACTAAATCTGCAAAATAGGAAAATATAATGGCGATATATAGAGGGGTAGGTGGTGCTGGAGATGCAACAACTGATGCTAGTAGTGCATCCTCTCTAGCTACAATAAAAGCAGCAGAAGCCGCAGCTAGTGCAGCAGCAGCTCTTATTAGTGAAAACTCAGCAGAGGCTAGTGCTACAGCTGCCGCAGGCTATGTAGATGGCTTTGATGATAAGTATCTAGGATCTAAAGCAACAGCTCCTACAGTAGATAATGATGGAGATCCTTTAACAGATGGAGCTTTATATTATAATACTACTTCTAATATTATGTTTGTTTATGATCTAGCTACTACAACATGGTTACAGCTAACTTTAACTGATGCTGATCAAACTAATGTAGATGCTGTTGTTGCTAATGCAACTAATATAAATGCAGTAGCTGCTAATGAAACAAATATTAATGCAGTAAATGCTAATGCTACAAATATTAATACTACAGCAAGTAATACAACTCCTATAAATACTGTATCATCTAATATAACAAGTGTCAATACTGTAGCTACTAATGTAACTGATGTTGTTACTTTTGCTACTACTTATCTAGGTGCTTTTAGTAATGCTGCTATTCCTACAACAACACAAGAAGGTGCTCTATATTGGAATACTACAGTAGATCAACTGTATATTTGGGATGGTGCTACATGGAATAATGCTGCGTTTGATGTAACAGGAGCAGTCACCTCTTTTAATACTCGTACTGGTGGTGTAACCTTATCAAGTAGTGATGTAACTACTGCCCTAGGTTTTACTCCTGCAACAGCTTTAGGGTATACTCCAGTAACAGATGCTAGAACACTTACAGTAAATGGAACAACTTATGATTTAACAGCGAATAGAACATGGACTGTAGATGCAGATGATGTCCTACCTTCACAAACAGGTAATGGTGGTAAAGTCTTAACAACTGATGGAGCTAATCTAGCTTGGTTAGCTGATGCTACAGGTGTAGCTTCTTTCAATACTAGAACAGGTGCAGTTACTTTAACGAGTGGTGATGTTACCACAGCTCTAACTTATACACCAGTTAATCCTTCTACTATAAGTGCTTTTGGTGCTACTCTTATTGATGATGCCGATGCACCTACAGCAAGAACAACATTAGGCTTAGGTACTGCAGCTATTACTTCCTCATCTGACTATGCTACAGCAGCTCAAGGAACTCTAGCTGGTACAGCATTACAGCCTGCTACTATAGGAGTTACTGTTCAAGGGTATGATGCAGACACTGCTAAGACTGATGTAGATCAAACGTTTACTGGAGCACAAAGAGGAACAGTTACAAATAATACAACGTCTTTATCATTTGATCAAGATACCTCTAACAACTTTACTAGTACCCCTTCAGCAGGAACACTCACCTTTACTAACCATACAGCAGGACAATCAGGTTACATACTACTAGATAACACAGCAGCAGTAGCTATTACTGCAGCAGCTACTACAAAGATTAATGCTACTGATTTAGCTACTATAAATGTATCAGGTGTTTACCTTGTATCGTACTTTGATAATGGTACTAATGCTTACCTAACAGTAAGTGCAGCTTACGCATAAGGGATTAGATGAGTTTATTAAACAACAGTAATGCCATATCCACAGGTGCTG